AACCAAGTTACGTTTTGTTGGTACTTCTACTACGGCTCACACTCTTACTACGGATGGTACTGCGACCGTTACAAATACTTCAGTTTTAAATTCTCGTCATGTTAGAAAGATGAGATTGGAACTGGAGAAAAGAAATGTTCCCGCTTACGAGGGCGATTCTTATGTGTGTATCGCTTCCTTGGAAGCTTTGGAATCTCTAGAAGGAGCAATGGAATCTGTTAATCTGTACACTGAAACTGGTGTGCATAAAATCTATAACGGTGAGGTCGGAAGGCTTCATGGGGTTAGGTTTGTTAAGGACTTCTACGCTTCAAGGTTTACGGTGGATGCTGATGCACGAACTGCCACAGCGAAATCGTGGACTACAGGAAACTCACTTGATGCCTACATGTTCGGCAAGGGTGTCGTAAGGGAAGCTATTGTTGTACCTGAAGAAATTCGTATGAAGCTGGTTACTGATTACGGAAGGTCTAAAGGTATTGCGTGGTATTTCTTAGGTGGATGGGCGCTTGAGTGGGATACTGAAGGGGATTCCAGAATAATTAAGTGGGATTCTAACGCTTAAACAATTTTCATCAAGGAGGTGAATTTAGTATGGCAAAGAAAGATACTACAGCTTATGACCATCCTCACTTTACCATAAGCAGGGAGAGCAGGATGGCTGCTGTTCAGGGGCCAGCGTCCGCTGTTGATTTTGCTCATTTCAGATCACGGAATAAGGTTTTGTTAAGGGCAATTCATGTAAACTTGCGGTCTGCTGCGTCTGGTACTGCTGGTAGTTTGCATTACACCAGAAGTGCGGCTACGTTAGCTTCTAAGACCATTTCTTCTGCGTCTGTGGGCTATAGTGCTGTACTGACTCTTACAACCAATAACACTCTGCATACTATTTCAGAGGTTGCGGCTATAAGGATCACTGGTGCTGCCGATAAAGGAAAGTGGGATGTTCTCTATGAGTACGATATTTTATATCCTTCCACTCATTTAGGGCAGTAAATTAATTTGGGGAGAGGACAAATGACGAGTCCTCTTCCCTTTTTTTTTAAGGAGGTTTATGATTGAAGAAGAACTGGAAGGGGAGTGGACAGACCCTCCCGTAGCAGGCGGTCTACCAGTATCAGATGAGGTATTTATTTCCAACATCAGAGAGAATTGCAAACGAGATTTACCTAATCTGAACACAGAATATGAACATGACAAAATCATGGTTATGGTCTGTGGAGGCGCATCAGCACAACATTATTTAAAAGAGATAAAAGCAAAAAGCAACGACCCCAAGTACGACATCTTCTGTTCAAACCTCACCCATGACTGGCTTGTCGAGAACAAGATTACGCCTGATTATTTCTTTATGATTGATCCAAAGAAAGAAAAGGCCAATGATGTTAAGCAACCATTGCTTAAAACAAAATATCTTATAGGTGCACAATGTGATAAAGGTGTATTTGACAACCTTAAAGATTATAATGTAACAAGAATTCTTACCTATTGCGGCATTAGTAATGGGAATAGCATTACTGACACTCAAATCATTAACGCTTTCTTTGATGCAAAAACATTTGCACCATTAGAAGGCGGCACAATGGCAGGATTAAGAGCAATGCCATTAGCTAATATTATGGGCTACAGGACTGTGGAATTCTATGGTTTTGACAGCTGCTTTTATGATAAGAATGAAAAAGGTGAACCTATATATTATTCTTATGAGAAAAAACGCAAAGAAAACATCATAGAAGCCAAAACAGATGACGGAACAGTATTTCAAACCACTCCAGTATTTGCTTCTCAGGCACGACAATTTATCAAATGGAAACACAGGCTTGCATGGATAAGCTTTATAATTCACGGAGATTCGTTGACTAAAAAAATCCATGAGCTTGACGATATACAGCAAACCCCAAGTACAATGGCTATGATTTCTCCTTATATGATGAAAATGAATGAGGAACTTCATAAGCGCAAAGGTTACGGGGCAAGCCATGCTGGTGCTGAGCATGCAGGAAAACTGTCAGTCCTTATAGGCCAGCTTTTAAAGAAACAAAAACGCCTTTCTATGCTTGATTACGGATGCGGCAAAGGAGAACTTGTAAAAATGATGCCTCCAATCACAGGTGTTGGCTACAGGCAGTACGATCCTTGCGTTGAGGAGTTTGCAAATAAGCCCGACCCTGCTGATGTGGTTTGTTGCGTAGATGTGCTTGAGCATATTGAGCCATTGTTAATCACTAATGTTTTGAATCACTTAAAGAAGCTAACCAAGAAAATACTTTACATATCCGTAGCCACAGTGGAGGCAAAGAAGTTTTATGCAGACGGCAAGAACACTCATTTAATCGTAGAAGATTTTAAGTGGTGGTATCCTCAGTTGCGAAAGCGATTTAATATCATAGAGACAATGGAATCCAAGACGCACTTCACATGCGTATTGCAAGCCAAAGAGGTGAAATAATGGACATAACAGACAGGATTGATGCGGTAAGCCATATAAGTGATTTGCGAATACAAATGGGAGGGATTCAACCTGCCCCTAAAAGCGTTAAAATAGAAATAACTGCCAAATGCAATCTTTTATGTAAGTTCTGTGCATTACGCACAAGGGATGTTCCTTCCAAAAACAACATGGATTTCTGGTTTTTCCAGCGTATCACTGAAGATATGAGAATTAATGGAGTAGAGGAAATAGGCCTATTCTATCTTGGGGAGTCCTTTACCGAGCCTGTTTTGCTTGCAAAGTGCATTGAGTGGTGTAAAAAACAGCTTGGTTTTCCTTATGTGTTTTTAACTTCAAACGCTGTTGCAGCAGATGAAGATGCTGTAGATCAAATGATGTTTGCTGGACTTGATAGCTTGAAGTGGTCTGTCAATGCTTCTTCTCCAGAGGAATATAAGAAAATGACAGGTGGTTCTGAGAAAACATTTCAAAAAATGGTTAAAAATATTCATGGAGCATGGTGGATGAGGAATGACAAAGGACACAAGTGCATGTTGTCAGCAAGCTCTATTTTGTACGAAGGCGATCAACTTAAAAAGATGGAAAGTTTTTTGGAATCAGCAGTCATTCCGTTTGTTGACAAACATTACTGGCTTCCCCTGTATCAGATGAGTATGTACTCAGACAAGGTTAAACAGGATACAGGGTACACGCCGACACAGGGTAACATGGGTAGAATTGATGAGGCAACTATGAAGCCGATAAGAAAGGCGTTGCCCTGTTGGTCGGCTTTTACTGAAGGGCACGTGAGATATGATGGAGGGTTATCTGCGTGTTGCTTTGGGGCTGATGACAGGTTTGACATGGGAACTCTTGATGGGACTAATTTTATGCGACAATGGAACAGCGAAAAATTCCAGAAGCTAAGAGTGGCTCAATTAAAAACGATAAACGAAGGACAAGGAGCTTTAAAAGGGACACCTTGCGAGGTGTGTGTGGTGGCATGAAATTAATAATAGTTAATTCACATGAAAGAAGCGGTACTCATTTCTTAATGAATACGCTTGCTCTTAATTTTGACTATGTGAGTTATCCTTATTACAACTTTGACTTACCTGTTCTTCCTCACATGCCTGTTAATATTTTAGCGACTTTACAGGGAATAAGAGAGCCCCGACACATAGTTAAGTCTCATTATGAAGGAACATTCTTTAAAAATGTTTTAGCAAACATTGCTATGTTTGCACATGTGTTTTACATTTCAAGAGAAGAAGATGGAGTGTTTAATAGTTGTAGCAAACATTTTAATGATTGCAAATGGGATGAAGCACATAAAAGTGTAGATGGAAATGATTTAAAGAAGCTTGAGCCTTATGGTGGATGTATGCGCTACCAGTACCAGCAATACCCTACAATGCTTATGCGTTGGGAAGCCCATAAGATGTCGTGGGATTTACCAAGCGTTATTCAGATAAAATATGAGAATCTTGTTAATCAGTTTGACAAAACGGTTAGAAGCATTTCAAGACAAATTGGAATTAAAATAGTTGGTGGTATTGCGAGAAAGCCAGATAGGAGTAATACAGTGCAGAATGGAGAGTTTAATGAAAAAGAGGTTAAATGAAAACAGTTCTAATCTCAAGATACGGAGCGATAGGAGACACCATTTTTTTTACTCCATTATTGAGGAAATTGAAGCAAGAGGGATACCATGTGACTGTGAATACAACGGAGTTGGGGAAGAAGATTCTGAGGCACAATCCCCATGTAGATGCGTGGATAATTCATGTTAAAGATTCAGTCCCTAATGAGAAGCTTGGTGAGCATTGGGATGCTATGGCGAAAGGTTTCGATAAATTTATCAATCTTTCGGGTAGCGTGGAAGGTAATCTTCTCAAGATTGAAGGTAAAAAAGAATTTCTTTGGGAGCATGATGCAAGACATGCCAAATGCAATAAAAACTATTACGACGAGCAATTCAAAGTTGCTGGATTCCCTGAGACCACAGGGAGGAACGGAGAGTTGTTCTTTTCAGGACTTGAACACAAACTTGCAAGAACCTTCATTAAAAAGCATAGGAAAAAGTTCAAGATTATGTGGTCGCTTGCAGGTTCAAGCTTCCACAAAAACTATCCCTACACAGAAATAGTTGCAAAGTGGTTATTAGATAAGTATGATGACATTATTATAATAACAGTTGGAGATTCTACGAGTGTTTTGTTGGAATGGAATCATCCACGGACTATATGCAGGTCAGACAAATGGGACATACGCAAGTCGCTAATAATGACCAAGTATGTTGATTTAGTAGTTGGGACTGAAACTGGGATATTAAATGCAGCAGGGTGCTATGACACGGCTAAGGTTATCTTTTTATCTCATTCGTCTGAAGAGAACCTCACTAAACACTGGAAGAACTGTACTGCGCTTCATGTTTATGAGCATGTTGTGCCATGTTACCCGTGTCATCAATTGCATTATTCTATGGATTCCTGTCCCTTACATGAAAAACTTAAAACCCCTCTTTGCATGGTCAAGCTCTCAGGGGAGAGGGTGTTTAAAGAAATAGAAAGGCAGTATCAGCTATGGGCAAGAAGATGACGCAAGGTTTTATAGTTATTTTGGAGCAAAGATAAATAAAGTAGATAAAGATTATAAAGTTAAGTTTAAGTTAAAAGGAGTTTGCAAATTTTATAAAAATGGGTGTAAGATATATGAAAACAGACCACAGATTTGCAAGGATTACCCTGTAGGAGATATATGTCGTGGCACACATAGAGTCGAAGGGCAGGACTGAAGTAAGAGTGAATGATGATGGCACTAAAGTCCCGTTAGGCATGGCATCAGTTCAAACTGAAGCTATAATGAAGAGGCAACAAGATAAACCTTTTAATATATCTACGTTTAACGAGGGGATGAAAGGAGATGCGCCCGAAGATGGATTTGCTTCTGATGAGGAATTTACTGAATCTGATTTCAATGTTGCCATTCGTTTTCCTTCTGCAATTAGGACAATGTGGTCGGATGATGTGGCTATTGAAGTCATGGAAGCGCTATTGCTAAACAAGCCGTTTGAAGTGTTAAATCAGAAATTACAACTTAGAAAAGGAGAACAGCATGACAATCTCACGAAAATTGCTTGAGATAGGACAGGACAGAATACCTAATTCTCATAGAACAGATTTTCATCACAGAGAAGCTGGAAATAAAGCAAGAATGAGAAGGGCTAATTCAAAAGACGCAATGAAGCAAAGAAGGAAAAGGTCAGAGGACAGAGATTCAAGAATGGGTTCTGGCAATCATCCAATAGCACAGGGATAAATGTATCAATTTCAAATAAATAAATACCGTAAACAAAAAAAGGAGATTAATCGTATGGGTCATTGGCAGGGATTGCAAACAAAATCAGGTCAAGAAAGAAATTTCTACGTTGAAGATGGAAAGTTTTATGATTCAAAACTAAAAAGACATGAATATAGGAATTGCGAACCATACGACTTAGTAAAAGACAATACTGTTACATATGTTCCTAAAGCAGAAATAAATCCTATAGGATTAGCGCAAGCGAAACCTGTAATAAATCAAGAGGTAAAAGAAGAAAATGCTGGCAGGTTTAAAGCTTTAAAAACTGTACATGGAGATATAGCTAAAGCATTGTTAAGTGAAGAGAAATTAAACCATACGTCTTTTACAAAAAAGATAACAGGTGGCACAGCAAACTTGACAGAAAAGAAAAACACCAAAGGTTCGTATGATGATATCCTGAAAGAATTGTTGGATAACGACATTGCGACAAAAAAAGGTTTGAATTATGTTTATAAATAGTGTAAACAAGATAAAACAGATAAAGCAGCAGTTACGACAACTCAGGAGGACACAACATGGCTGCACCTACAGCACCAACATTAACCATTATTGCCACAGAGGGAATAAAGAAGAGTGGCTATGGTAATGCTGCAGCAACTTTACTTACAAGGGCTGAAGATGAATGGGTTGAGGAAATAAAAAATGACATCTGGACTCTTGCCAAAAAGCTAAAATCCCTTTATACAACCTCTTTTGCAGTAACTACTAATGGAGTTGAAAAATACTCCTATCCTACAGATTTCTCTTCTGAAATGTCAATGACGCTAATGACAGGCGGTGTCACTGGTACAGCTCAAGCTGGCAGTTCAACTTCCATCACTCTTGCTTCTGGAGATACCTCTTCAGATTTAATCGGAAAAGAAATAATGATTCTATCTGGAACTGGCTCTGCTCAAATAAACCAGATAACTGCTTATAATTCATCCACAAAAGTTGCTACAGTTAATGATACTTGGACTGACCCTGATAGTTCTTCTGTCTATATGGTTGTGGATAAGTATAAAGACTTAGAGCAAACAGTTGTTTGGAAGCATGATTCTGGCAGAAGCTCTCCTGAACGTGGCGAACCTTCTCATTTCTTTCCAATAGGAGATGTAGATAACGGGGAATTTATATTATTCCCAACGCCTTTTAGGTCATCTACAGATACAAATGGTTATGGAATACGCCACAAGTACTATGCTGACCTCACTCGCATTGACTTAGCTTCAACTCTAATGACAACTTTGTATCGCAGGTGGAGAAGTTTGTTTATTCAAGGCGTTAAATACAAGAGTTTGGAAAATCTTGATGACAACAGGGCAACGCAAGAAGCGCAGAAATACAGGGGCGATTTAGCGTCTTTGGTTATGCGTGAACAATACGGAATGGATCTATCTAATATTGAAATATCGGTGATAGGATAATGGGTTATCAGGGCGGCACAATTGAAATAGATTTGAATATTGGAGGGTTTAATAATAACCCTAATTTGGACAGTTTACCTCCAAGTGTAATGACTGATTTGTCTACTAATATCACGTTACAGGATGGTGGCAGGAGAAAGCGTGGAGGAACTGCTCAGGTTAATTCAAGTGCCATATCTGGAACACCGCAAATAATGTCTATGCACGATTACATCCTAACCACAGGAACTCAGTTTCTAATGCTGGCAGGAAATGATGGCAAAGTCTATAAAAATTTTACAGACACAATAAAAACAGGGCTTTCAGCTACAAATTATTATGATATGGCATCAATGAATGATTTGCTTGTGTTCACTGATGGAGCATCAACGCTACAGACATGGGATGGAGCTGCTGGTAGTTCATCAGATGTTAGTACGTTAGCTCCTGATTGGGCGACTGATTCATTGTTTCCACAGCAATTAGTAATTCATGGCAGAGGGTTGTCCCAAAGAATGTGGACATGGACAACCAATAATAAAATATTTGGTAGTGCAATCTTTGATGCTGATGATTGGGGAGCAACAAATGGCTTTATTTCAGACACTAAGCAGGTTTTTGCGTCAAGGGAAGGTGGTAGTCTTACTGGTATGTACGAGTTTGGTGATAGTCTTTTTATTACGACTAATAGAAACACCTACATACTCCAAGATTCTGATTCAGATATCGCAACTTGGGGATTTACGTTGGCTCAATTTAATGCTGGAGCTGCTCACTGGAGAGTGATGGCAAGAACGCCAAACGATATGTTGATTATGATGGATGATGGTGAGATTTATTCGCTGGTGACCGTTAATGCTAAAGGAGATTACAAAGCTTCTTCTATTACAGAACCAGCTTTTATAGATAGATGGATAAGGGACAATATCGATTTAACTCAAATAAACGAATTTCACATGTGCTATGACCCTAAGATTAGGGCAGTTCTTGTCTTTATGGTTAAATCTGGTTCTACTCAGGTAGACGTATGCTTGCCTTATTTTATAGACAGACCAGTAGACCAAGCTTGGGGTGCTCCGTTTGAAAATCCTGACAGTAATTGTGGTTATGATGCTTCAGTGTCATCTGTAGTTAGAGTTGCAGCAGGGGATTACAGGGTTAGAACAGGAGATAACAGCACAGGATTTGTATGGGATTTAAACCAAACTACTTTTGGAGACAATGGAAATGCTTACACAGCTAAAGTTGTTCTTCCGACATCTGGTTACGGAGATAACGTTAATCTTAAAATGTTTAAAAGAATTGTGTTCACGGGATTCTCGACATCTGGAGATGATAGTGATAACTTGCTTTTGGCTTGGGATGCTGATGGTGCTGTTCAGCCTTCTCAGTCAGTTACATTCTCAGGACTTGGCCCTAAAGTTGATGAAGCTACATCAATAGTAGACGAAACCATATGTGCTGGAAGTAACTTTCATATAGAAGCAATATTGGATTTAGGACAACCTGCAAGGAGGATTGGACCTCATTTTTCCAATTCAACCGTAGGAGATGATTTTTATGTAACCTCTGTTCAAGTGGATGCGAAGCCTCTTGGGCGTAGACCGACACCAAGTATTACATCAGTGGCTCAATAGGAGGACAGGATGGCAACGTATATAAGTAACACTTCAGCTAATACAACATGGGTAGCGAATACTACCGTTATAACTGCTGCACGATTAAATACGGAGAACACAAATTTATATGCTAATGATTCAGCGTTAGACACAGCATTAGCTTTGTCGCATGATGCTACTGGTTATTTTAATCCAACAGTAGGGAGTGATGTAGAGTCTGCAAATGCTTTAACACTTGGGACAGGAAACATATTTGATATCACAGGAACAACTGCGATTACCAGCATAGATACAAAAGGAACTGGTTATATGGTCTGGTTACAGTTTGATGGGGCTTTAACATTAACTCATCATACTACAGATTTAGTTCTTCCTGATGCTACAAATATAACAACTGCTGCTGGTGATGTTGCTTGTTTTTATGAGTATGCTTCTGCTGATTGGAGATTAATTTCATATAACAGGGCTGATGCTATATCTGGTGTATTGACAGTTGCTAATGGTGGCACAGGTGTTGCGACATTAACAGATGGTGGTGTCCTTTTAGGCTCTGGAACTGGAGCTGTTACAGCAATGGCTGTTCTTGCTGATGGCGAAATGATTGTTGGTGATGGAACTACCGACCCCGTAGCTGAATCTGGAGCTACATTGAGGACAAGCATAGGAGTTGGCACTGGTGATTCTCCGCAGTTTACAGGAATTGAATTAAGCCATGCAACTGAAAACACGTTAACAGGTTCAAGCGGTGATGCTTTAATTGAAGGTTCTCTACTATTAAAAGTTGGACTCCAATCTCAGTACATTCCAGCATCAGGGATGACTCCAATTCAGACTAATGGGGCTACAGCGTTAGCTACTACTGAATTAACCTCTACACAACCAGAACCAACTTATTTAACTTTTGATCCTTCAACAGAGCAGTATGCTCAGTTTACATGGGCTATGCCTAAAAGTTGGAATGAGGGAACAATTACTTTTCAAACTTTCTGGTCAACAGATGGAACAGATACAGGTACAGTAGGTTGGTCTTTGCAAGGAGGTTCAATTGCATCTGATGGAGCGATAGATACAGCTATGGGGACACAAGTAGATAATACAGCATTAGCTTTTAGTGGTACTGGGGATGACTTGATGATGAATGTAGTAAGCGGCAATGTCACAATTGCCAATGCAGCAGTAGACACTCTAACTTGGTTTCAGCTTTCAAGAGATGTAGCTACGGACACAAATACAGACAGTGCAAGATTGCTTGGCATAAAGTTATTCTGGACTAATGATGCATCTAATGATGCTTAAAAAGGAGCAAAGATGAATGGTTTTAAAGTAAAAGATACGGTAATGTTGACAGATGTAAACAGGTATCCAGATGGCATAGAAGTCCCATCTAATTATCTTAGTGGAAAAGTTACGAATGGAAAACTATGGTGGAGACCTGTTAATCTTGTTAAGCCTGACTATGACCCTGAAATTGAGACAAGGACTTTTTCTTCAAGGACAGTTAATGATGCAAGCGTAGATGTAACTTATGTGGTGACTGATAGAGACTTAGCAGAAGTTAAAACGAATAAATTAGAAGCTGCAAGAGTTATTGGCAGGGCTAAACTTCATGTAACATATGACCAAGAGGAACAAACCAATGCCGCTATTGGTGAATCAACAGCAGAAGAAAAGACTACTATTAGAGCAGCAATAGCTTCTTATAAAACATATTTTCAAACTGATTTAAAACCAGCAGTTAATGCTTGCACTACAGTACAGCAGGTAAAGGCTATTGTTATTGATTTTCCTGATATTCCATAGGAGTAAAAAGTGGTAGAGAGAATATTGAATTTTGGTGCTTACACAAGAGCTGGCGGTGATGTTACAGCCTATGATTTTGATGGCACAGGTGATTACTTAACGGCTCCCGATCATGCCGATTGGGATTTCGGTTCAGGAGCGTTTTGTATAGAACTATGGGTATATATTACTGACAATACGCAAAATGACACATTTGTAAATCACGGAACAACTAACGGTGAAACTTGGGAATTAATATTTAATGGAAGTACTAAAATTTTACAATGGCAAACTGAAAGTGCAGCAGAAACAAATTTAACTATACAGGAAACATGGAATCCTTCAAATGCAACTTGGTATCATGTAGCTTTTAGCAGAGATGGGTCTAATAACTATCGAATGTTTGTTAATGGAACTATTTTAGGTTCAGCAACTAATAGTGCTGCTAATCCACCTGATGAACCTGGTGATCTTCATATTGGAGAGAGAGGTTGGGGTGGTAATACCTTTGACGGTAGAATGGATGAAATTAGAATTTCTAAGGGAGTAGCTCGATATACAGCCAATTTTACAGTACAAACCGCACAACATAAAACTGATGCTAATACAGTTTTGCTAATTCATTGCGGAGAGGCTATTGTCTCTGGCACAACAGGAAGTGGAGCCACCTTTGTTGAGTCAGGCAATACCGGTCATACAATTACAGAAAAAGGAAATGTAATTAGAGATACTGTCGTTTTTAAATTTTAATAGGAGGATTTGTTATGGATTATATAAAGGGAAAGAAAACCTATATTGTTGCAGGAATGATGGTGGCTATTTCTTTATTTAAAATATTTACAGGTGATATGAGTTTAATGGAATTAATGGCAAGCAACGACTTGATGCTGCTTCTTGAGGGTTTTGGTTTAGCTACTTTAAGAAAAGGTATAAGCAATGGTTAAAGATAATAAAAGTGATGATTTCAGGTTAGGGGAAATCCATACCCATGTTAAGCAGATACCAAAAATCCATGCTGATGTTACTCAGCTAAAGAGTGATGTAGCAGTTTTAAAATACAAAAGCTCTATATGGGGTGCAATAGGTGGCAGTATCATGTTTGTTGGGATATGGCTATATAAGAAGTTTGGTGGTAGTTAATGAAAAAAGAGAACCTTTATAAACTAATAGTAGCTATTATTATGGCTGTCATTGGCTGGTATGTAACTGACCAGTCAAATACAAACACAGCACAATGGAGAGCTATAGGTGAAATCAGGAAAGAGATGAGGACACAATGACTTTAACATGCAGAAATTGTGGAACAAATGTAACCATACTTGAAAGATACGAGAAATGTCCATTATGCGAAAGCAAGGATATAGTTATTCGTGATTAGACGATATAAATATTCTGACTATGTTGAGTTAAGAAATATGCTTTGTGAAGAAGAAATTCCTCCCATAGAGCATAGGTTTGATAAGCACATGACAAGCATACTGGAAGAAGAAGATAAGATAAAAGGTTTCTTTACAATCAATGGACATTTAAAACATGGACATATAGCTTTGATTCATTTTTGTACAAACAGTAAATTTAGGACACCAGCGTTAGCCAGACAACTAACGAAAGAATTAATAAAGAAGGTAAAGTCGCTAAAAGCTAAGAAATTTATAATTAATTGCCCTGTAGAAAAGAAATATCTTCAGAGAGTGATTAAATATTATTTTAAAAAAGACCCCTACGCAGATAAGAGTAGACATAATTTTACATTAGTGGAGGTGTAATATGGGTGGTGGCAGTCCAAGTGTACCAGAACCTACACAAGAAGAAAGAGATTTACAACGAGCACAGGCTGAAGCTGTCCAAACGCAGAATCTTTTATTACAGGAACAGTTAGCGGCTTCGCAGGCAGCAAGAGAGCAGTTATCTTCTATTAGTGCTATAAGTGCGGCAGAGCAAGCACAGATAAGATCATTTCAGTCTAC